ATTGTCAGTGATATTACCAATATAGCTAAAATTAGTAATATTATTGGCAGCCGCACCATTAGAAGTGATGTAAGATGCCTCGATAAAGTTAGAATTTTCGAGTTTTACACCAAATATGCCATCACCAAAGAGTAATTCGTATCTTTCTTGACCAATTTCTTGAATAAAGTATGCTCTGGTGGATTTTGTGACGTTAAAAAGACTGTTGAAGAGTTCAAATTTCCTAGAAACCGAAGATAATGAAGTATCTTTGACGATGACACTGAGTAAATCGGTATCAATTCCCGAATTTGGAAGAATAAACTTCTGTTGTGGGTTACTTGTATCTACAGTAAATGTTTGAGTGACGTAAGTTCCTTCATATACATCAATATCAAACCTTGCATAACCTGTGGAATCAACAGGAACTGTGATATCATTAGGAATTGAGAATATAAAATTTCTATTTTTATTGGATTGAGTTGATCTTGATGTAAGTACAGGACCAGCTTTAAGCGTTAAAGTAACTGCTGTTGTAGCTGAAGCATTTACTACAAAAGAAACGTTCGCTTTGGCGGACTTACGAGATCTTGGAACATAACCAATATTGCGTGCTAGAGACACCACGTTCTCCCTTAACGTGGCACTATCGATGAAAACCTCATTAGATACCATGTTGGCATTATATGAGGTGATATACGTATTATATGCTAACGTATCAATAATTGTACTTAAATTAGATCCTTCGAAGTCGTAATCTGTAAAGTTTGAGTTCGCACGAAGATAGTCCTTGATGGACTCCTTAATCTGATCAAAATCTAAGTTGCTAAAATTAACTAGAGGCATTTACCTAGTGGGTTGTAATGCAAATGATAATTGTTGTTGTGGAACATCAATACCAACTATGTTATATCTGATATAACAATTAAATTCATTATTATCAAAATTGGGAGTGACTTTGACTTGAACGAGTTGTACTCTTGGTTCAAAGTTATTGATAGTATTTTCAATCTCAGTTTGGATTGAAGATGCTGTCAATGAGTCCATATTTTCAAATAACAGGTTAGTTACATTAGAACCTATCAAAGGTTCAAATGGTTTTTCACCTGGTATTGTGAAAATTAAATTACGAATTGAACGTGCAATCGCATTCTCATTACTTAAAGTAATAAGATCAAGATTAATTGGGTTGAGCTTGAACGTTGCACTAACGTCCTTGAACTCCTTACTAATCCTTTGGACTGGCACTTAATTTTCTTACAACAATTCTGTGGTTATTTATTACACAAATCCAAGGATTCACTCTGTCAATATTTTACTCGTATCTTCATTTTCCCAGAAGTCTTTCCAGTCTACTTCACTGGCTTCATAGAAACCATCCTGACGGACTTTTTTCTGGTTCTTTGGTGTCTTCTGATCGTTGTTGATCTCTCTCAAAAAGTTCTTGTTATCCATAAAAGTCTTTCCTTATATATCTTTCACTTCATACATGTAGTGATCAGAAGTTTCAATCTTCCTTTTATTCTCAACACTATAGACAGTAGTATCAATCTCAAATCCAGGATTCTTTTCAATACGATTGAATGTCCATGCATTATCGTACCAAATGATTCGATTATTAGGATAAGCGTAATAGTTACCAGTCTCTACCTTGAACAGGTGAGCACACTTATGTTCAGGTGTTTCTGAATAGTTTAGATCAGGTACACCTTTATTTTCCCAAGACCAATCTAAGGTGAACATATAATCACCTAGTACCTTCTTACCATCAGGACGAATTAGTTGTGCCTCCAGACCAGCAAGTCGATGTCGTCTCTGTACATCAATATAAGGACTAAAGCAATCCCAGTACATGATGTCCTCTAAAGGCTCTATCTCGGCCTCTGGGTCCCAACAAAATGCATGTAGGGGTCTCCGTGTCCAATTGACACCATTCTCTAGAAACGCCTCAAATAAGGGTACACGTTTCTCAATGCTAGCAACACTATGAACATCAGCCTTAGTGACTTCTCCATGTCCTCTCTTATGATTGAACAGGAACTCATTACGAATGTAACAAGACCAATCAGGTAAACTGTGATTTAAGTAAGCCAATCCCTTTCTCCTGGAAAATAATAATCAGTGAGTTCTTCATCTTTTGATATATCACGAACTGCATACAGTTTACCTGTACTACGTTCATATGCTACATTCGGTTCATGTGAATGATTGATATAGTACTGTTGACCTAACCTTGATAGATCATCATCAATCCAAAAACCATTTTTATCATAATAGGTCATCTTCTCCAGATAAGTCTTTATTTCAGTAGACACCTGCTCGTCACAAATTTGAACACAAGTCTTTGGTTCAAAGATTATAGTATCTCTCGGTATATCCACTAAAGAAAAAACACCTACCCCGTCACAGACTTTACTGGGAGCGAGATAGGTGTAGACAGTTAGATTATAACCTCTAATCAACGACCTTGACCACGATATGGTTTCTTTGCATTGTTACGACTCGTTGAAGCATATTTAGTATGCTTACCCTGACCTTGACGAGTATTCTTTGGTTGACTCTCGATCAGATTACCACCAGTCAAAGACTTTTTAAGTTTAGCCATAGAACCTTCTTGATTACTTAATTACTATAGAGAAAAAAAGGGGGTCTGTCAACCCCCTGTTTAAAATCAGATAACTCGTGTCTTCTCGTGACCAACACGAATACGAGGATCACACCAAATCTTATAACCTGCATCAATTGCATCGAGACAGAACGAAACGTCCTCTCCACACATATCTTGAACTGCACCAGATTCAAAGACTTGCATCTTAGGAGCAAACCAAGGATACTTCATTTCCTTGTTCTCAAAGACACCCTTCTGAATCATGACCCAACCGAAACCAGTGTAGTCAACAGTAAAAGGCTTCTTACGCTTACTAATACCATCAACCATTTCATGATTCATTACACCACCATTGTTACGGAAATCATCTTCCTCTAACCAGTGTGCAACAGAGGTTGTCCGCCCATCTTCAGTACTATACCAACCTGCAACAATCTCTTTCTCTTCTCCATCAGAGTTTAACGCGAGGTCGCACAGCTGCCAGAACTTCTCAGTATTGAAGATAATATCAGAGTCAATCCACAACTGATAATCATAGTTCAACTTACCATCCCAAGGAATCTGGTCAGGCCCTCTCAGAACATTGGCGCCAAGACACTTACAACGTGCGAAGTTCACCATAGACGAGTAGTCCTGACTGATCTGAATACTCATCTGGTTTTGTACAAGATCAAAACATAATTGTACAAAGTTCTTCATGAATGCATATGAACATCCACGTCCTGGAAGACAAAAAACAATTGCCTTTCCTCGCATTCTTTCTTTGATTGCCTCATAGTCCCACTCAGGACCTTCACTTTTTCCTTTTGTAGGAGACGAGGCTTTGACTGTAAAACCTTTTGCCATGAATTAGAATCACTCCATTTCAGTAATTATTATACCAGTTATGTATGTCTCTGTCAATCTGTTGTGATATGACAGTTACTCTGAAATACTCTCCTTATATGAGAGATCATCAGTAGTATAGTCAGTCTTCAATATGCCCACAAGATTATTCAACATCTCCCAGTGACTTTCAAATTTCTCAGGAGTTAAATTTTGTAATACACATTCATTCTTTAAGAATATACTATAAACCTTCGAAACACTCATAGGGGCCTTCTTCTTTCTGGGGGAATTTTTTATATAGGATTTTTTTTAAATCGCGAAATAATATAAGGCCGTCTGGGGACCTTTGTAGGTTAGGGACTTATGCGTTTTTGGTAAGGGGGGGCCTTATCCTTAACCTTATAACCGCTTTGCGCCTCGATGGGCCATAAGAATTCCCCCGAAATACTGTCGCTGAGCTATACTGTCATTCTATCATATAAGGCCCCAAAGTGTCAACAACTGTAGCTGGCTTTTGTTAATACTTTCTCGCTGACTATGTTATAAGAAAGGGGAGACAATCAGCCTCCCCTCATATGGGCTTACTGTTGCCCCTCTAAGTTACACTCTGTCTACGACTAAGTGATCAGAACTCAAGGGGTTCTAGAGTAGGTTGAGACTGAGGAGATTGCACCTGTTCGATGTTATCACTGTTCGTAGCGATGGCCTCAAGAATACCAAGAAGTTGATCGCCAGTGTTACCCTTACGAAGCAGGGAGATCATCAGATTGCGGGACATGAGTAAGTGTTAGTTAGTGGAGAAATGTGTGGTCTTAGTTTATAGTCATTGCGGACTATAGTGAGTGTTATATAAGGGCCTTTATATAGGGGGGCTTATAAGGCCAGGCCCGTGTATGAGTAACTGTTACTTAGTGGGTCTAGTAGTAAGAGTGGCTCAGATCAGCGCTTTACGTTTGCGATATACTTGAGAAGGCAGTACGGTAACTGTTGCTTTCTTACCTGCGGCTTGGATGTCATCAATGGACTTCAGCAGTTGTTGATAGTTGGTCATGCCGATTGCCGTGGTTACACTATAGGAGTCCTTTGGAGGTGAGGTATTATAAAAGCCCTGTATAAGAAGGCCTTATATATGGCTTACTCAAAGGGCCTATAAGTGACATTGAGAGCTGGGAGATTTGAATGTCTTATGAGTGGGGAATTTCTGGGGGATTGGGTCTTGACTTTATAGCTGAAGCCTGATAGAGTACGGACTAAGATCACAAGAACTGAGAGGCTTTATAGGTACTTAAGTGACTATAAGATCAGGCATTAGAGATACTTATTCTCAACAATAACCCCTATTGATTCTCAATTAAACAAACTTATTGAGAACCATATAATACACTCAAATACATTTATTAAGCCATTTTTAATCGTTTTGTAATAGAAAACCCACGATATAGACTATATTTTAGAGGTCAGAATTGAGAGAGATCATGAATAAGACCTTTCAAAGATAGATGAGTTTGATTAACTCTTTCCCCTTGTAAT